GTCCAGCAGGAGGATGTAAAGTAGCTACATTTACTGTATCTGGAACGTTGACTATAGGTTAAAATTAAATTATAAATATAACATTTAAGGAGTAAAAAAATGGCACATTTCGCAGAATTAAAAGCAATGACAGATCCTACAGGATTTACGTCAGATTCACATCAAGTAGTACAAAGAGTTGTAGTTGTAGGTAATGATATCGATACAGCAGAAGGACCATTAGGTTCTAATGATATGCATGCTGATGGAGAAACATGGTGTGTTAATTTTTTCAAAGGTGGAATTTGGAAACAGACTTCTTACAATCATAATTTTAGAAAAAAATATGCAGGTATCGGAGATGTTTATGATCCTGTAAAAGACAAATTTTTATCACAACAACCTCATGCATCTTGGTCATTAGATGATAATGATGATTGGCAGGCGCCGATAGCATATCCAACAATTACAGAAGAAGGTGATGTTAGATACATGATTTCATGGAACGAAACAAAATATCAAGCTGACAACACTAAAGGTTGGGAAGCTAAAAAATCAAACGACGAATCGGAAACACCTACCAAATACGATTGGAATGGCACAGCTTGGGTGTCCGAATAGGAGGACACTTAAATGCCAAGAAATAAATCTGGCTCATCAAACGGCGGAGTAATTGGAAAAACGAATAGAACTTCGTTTGGGAAATGCACTGTTACAATTAAAACATCAAGCACACCAAGTGCAGCCACAACTCAAGCAGGAACAAGATTAGTAAATACAGTGGTTGTTGCTGGAGGTGGTGGCGGTGGTGGTTATTATGGTGGAGGCGGTGGTGGTGGAGTTCTTCAAACAAACGACATACCTGTAAATGGTTCAACTGCTTTAGGAGCTGTAACCATAGGTGGTGGAGGTGCAGTTCATAGTCCAGGAGGAGCACTTGCTACCCCTGGTGCTAATGGTACAAATTCAAGTGTAGTAATAGGTTCTACAACATATACTGCCACAGGTGGTGGAGGTGGTGGATCTACTAACGCTGCTTCATCTGGAGGTTCAGGTGGAGGTGCTGGAGGTAATGGTGGTTGTGGAGCAGCAGGAGTTTGTGGTCAAGGTAATCCTGGTGGTGATGGAACAACAGTTGGCTCTGACAATGCTGGTGGTGGTGGCGGTGGAGCTGGAGGAGCTGGTACTAATGGTTTAAATCCTGGAGGAACTGGAACAGGTGTTGCTGGAACTGGTGGTAATGGATTAGATTTATCAAGTTCTTTTGGGACAGGTTTTGGTGTGTGTGGAGTAGTATCTGGTGGTGGAGGTGGTGGAAAACAAGGTAATCCTATTTCTGTGCCAACAGCTGGTGGTGCAGCTGGACCAGGTGGTGCTGGTAGAGGAGTAATTTTTAGTCCTTCTGCACCAGGTGTAACTACAAACGCAACAGATGCAACTGCAAACACTGGTGGTGGAGGTGGTGGATCAATAGGTTGTAGTCTTTGTAGTTCTGGAGATGGTGGATCAGGAGTTGTAGTGGTAAAAGAATTAAGTAAAGCAAGTGGTGTGTGGTCAATGCAAAGTCAATTTCAAGCCAAGTCTCAAGGAACATGGCCAAAATTTTTATTCTCTCTTCAGAGCACTGCTGTTATGGTAGTTGGTGGTGGAGGAGGATCAGGATCTGTACCATCATCTGGAGGTGGTGGAGCAGGAGGTATGATATTTTCTCCAGGTCCCACGGCTATAATAAATAATGCGGAATCTGGAACCCTTGATATCACAATTGGTGCTGGTGGATCTGCTGGTGAGGTACAACCTGCAGGGCCTGGCCCTGCTGCAGGTGGACAAGGAAGTGACACAACAATCACAATAACAGGTGGAACACCTTTGGTTGCAAAAGGAGGTGGGGCTGGTCAAATTGGATCTGATTCTCCATGCACTGCTAGAACTATCGGTGGTTCAGGCGGTGGGGGTAGAGGTGAAGACCCTAGTCCAGGAAATACCAATCCAGGTAGTGCCGCTGGTCAAGCACCTTCAATGCCTTCAAGTTTAGCACCTTTTGGTTTTGGAAATGCAGGTGGTCCAGGACAATCTTGTGGTCAATCACCTAATCCAAGAGGGGCAGGTGGTGGAGGAGGAGCTGGTGGTGCTGGAAGTTCTGGTTCTGGAAGTCCAACAGGTGGTGGAGCTGGTGGAGCAGGAAAAGATGTTTCTCCCGTTTTCGGATCATCACCACAACCTTTTTATATAGCAAACGGCCCTAATGCTGGAGCGTCAGCTGGAGGTATTTTTGCAGGTGGTGGTGGAGGAAGACAAGATACAAATCAAAATATTGGAAATGGTGGTGCTGGTGGAACAGGTGGTGGAGGAAACGCAACAAATAATGCAAACGGTAGTGGTGTTGCAAACACTGGTGGTGGTGGCGGAGCAGGTTATGGACCATCAGGTAATGTACCAACTGCAGGTCAAGCCGGTGTCATACCAACTGCTTATAATGGTGGTGCTGGTGGATCAGGTATTGTTTTAATTAAGGTTCCTGCACCTCAAGTACCTGGCGGATTTGCAGTATCTCCTGGCACGAATACTATTACAACTCAACCTTGTGGAGCTAAAGTAGCTGCATTTACAGTGTCTGGAACATTGACAATTTCATAGTGAATGTTATATTAAGTTTATAAAGATATATGAACTTAACAAATTATTATTGGTATTTCCAATCAGCGGTCCCAGAGAGAATCTGTGATGAGATAGTAAAATACGGAAAATCTATTTCTGATCAGATGGCGGTTACTGGTGGATATGGTGATAAAAAATTAAATCAAAAACAGATAAAAGATTTAAAGAAAAAAAGAAATTCTAATATTGTGTGGATGAGTGATAGATGGATCTATAAAGAAATACAACCATATGTGCATCAAGCGAATGCAAATGCGGGTTGGAATTTTCAATGGGATTTTTCTGAGGCTTGTCAATTTACAAAATACGAGAAAGGTCAATTTTATGATTGGCATTGTGATGGTTGGGATAGACCATATATTAAAGAAAATGCAAACGATCCATCACACGGCAAGATAAGAAAATTATCTGTAACAGTTAGTTTATCAGATCCAAAAGATTATAAGGGTGGTGAGTTAGAGTTTGATTTTAGAGATAAAGACCCAGATAAAAAACCTAACATTAGAAAATGCACAGAGATATTACCAAAGGGATCTTTGGTTGTGTTTCCTGGTTTTGTTTGGCATAGAGTATGTCCAGTAAAAAAAGGATCAAGATATAGTTTAGTAATATGGAATCTAGGGTGGCCTTACAAATGAGTTTTCCAAAGCAATTAAATCTAGAAGAATATTTTAAATGTCCTATTTGGTGGGCGGATGAACCTAAATTTGTAAAAAAATTAAATAAGGCTTCTGATAAATATATAAAAGAATCACAGAAAAGTTTAAAAAAACAAATAGATAACAGAAATAAAAAGTTTGGTGATAAGGGTGATATGGGACACGTTTTTCATTCAACAAGTCTAATGGGTGATCCCAAGTTTAAAGAGTTAACAGATTATATCGGTGCTACCGCACATAATCTATTAGGTGAAATGGGTTTTGATTTAACAAATTATCAAGTGTTTACTACAGAAATGTGGGTGCAAGAGTTTGCAAAAAAAGGTGGTGGACATCACACTTTACACACACATTGGAATGGTCACATATCTGGTTTTTATTTTTTAAAAGCTAGTGAAAGAACGTCCATGCCATTATTCGAAGATCCAAGACCGGGTAATGTTATGAATCTTTTGCCAGAAAAAGATAAAACAAAAATCACATATGCAAGTTCACAAATAAATTACAAAGTACAACCAGGCAGAATGATGTTCTTTCCATCATACATGCCACATCAATACGTTGTTGATATGGGTTATGAGCCATTTAGGTTCATACATTGGAACTGCCAAGCGATACCAAAAGGAGTATTAAATGTCGTTCAAAAAAAATAAATACACTGTTTTAAAAAATGCAATCAGCAAAGAATTAGCTGACTTTTGTTATTCTTATTTTTTAAACAAAAGAAATGTAGCAAGAGTTTTATTTGACTCTAGGTACATATCACCTTTCACAGAATACTGGGGAGTATGGACCGATGAACAGGTGCCAAATACATACTCACATTATGGTGACATGGTTATGGAAACTTTGTTACAAAGAGTAAAACCTGTAATGGAAAAACACACTAAATTAAAATTATCTGAGACATATTCTTATGCAAGAATCTATAAAAAAGGAGACATCTTGGCCAGACACAAAGATAGATATTCTTGTGAGATATCTACAACATTAAACTTAGGTGGCGATGATTGGCCAATATATCTAGATCCAACAGGAAACAAGGGTCAGGCAGGAATTAAAGTAGATCTTAAACCAGGAGACATGTTGATATATTCTGGATGTGACTTGGAACACTGGAGAGAAGAGTTTACAGGTAAAGACTGCGGGCAGGTATTTTTGCATTATAACAGAGCAGGATCTAAAATGGCAAAAGAAAATGCTTTAGATAAAAGACCTTTACTAGGTTTACCTGCATGGTTCAAAGGCGTTAAGTTGACTAATTCTACAAAATAGTCTATAAAAAAGACTTGTATGGGGAGTACCACCACAACCACACTCCCCGTACTTTAATCTGTTAATTAAC